CTCGCTCTGAAACCTAACCGCAGCTTCTGTAAGGATCGTAGAGAAAACTCCACAAGCACCATTCCACGGCTCAGTACGTTCTTCATACTTCATCCCCAAAACATCTAGACCCTTGACATACATCTCCACCCAGTCTTTGCGAGATGTCACATCACTAGACACCTCTTCCACCAGATCAGATCCAATCGTAGCTAATACGCTGTCGTCAATAAACTCAGCTAAGTTGTCGTCAAATTCGTCGTCTTCCCCTTTAGGTGGAGTCAAATCAATCTCAATCCCATCTATCTCAATAGACATAGATTCAGGATTCTCCACTTCGATTTCAATTTCTGGGCCTTCCAGAGATTCAATGCCTTTGGGCATTTCGTATAAAGATTTTTCCATGAGAGCCTCAATAGTAAACGTGCTTCTTTCTGAAGCCGATTAGATCTTCACGCTCGTCTGTATCGAGCCGCAAAAACCCACCTTGTCTGAAACGAATCAGTGCTTGAACACAAGCATCAACCAAGTCATCATGGTCAGCATTCGGAAACGCCGCCATCTGCTCAACTAACTCGTGCGCCCACCTCGTATCAGGTGCCCATACTTTACCCGACTTGAACAAATCAGTCACCGAGTTTAGACGCACAAATTTATCATTACCTCTAGACGGGGTGTATTCACTCACCACAATCCCCATCCGTCTTAATTCAAATATCAGCGGAGCGCCGGCAGCCTTAGCTTCAACAACAAAAGCATCAGGCTCCCAATCTTTATAGTGCTCGTAAGCTTTCTCCTTTAATTCAGGAAACTCCATCCTCTTTTGGAAAGCATCCAACAAAATAATATTGATGTCTTCTGGGTTCTCGTTTAAGTGAAATACCCCAAGGGTCACACAGGCGGAATAGTCTGATCGCTCATTCTTAGTAAAAGCAGTATCCCAACTTTGAATGATAAATTCACACTTAGGAGGATCCTCATGCTCCCAAATCTTCCACCACTCCCGTTTAACTAAAGCACCCTCTTCTCCCGTAGGGTTCTGCTGATACTGAGCGTTCCACTTAGAAGGAGGAAGTTCTTCTCTCAGAGCTTCTAATTCTTCTAGACTCCAAAACTCTGGCCATAAAGCTTTCCCGCTAGGCATAATCGCTGGGAGTTCAATTACTTCCCACTCTTCCCCTTTATCCCTACTGGCTGCATCTTTAATGATCCTACCAGTCAGGTCTTTCTCCGACCAACGGGTCATCACGACAACAATAGCCCCACCCGGCTGGAGACGCTGACGAGGGCCAGATGTATACCACTCGTAAACTTTATCAAAAACCGTAGGGTCGCCCTGAGCTAATGCCGCTTCTTGTTCAGAGTGGGGATCGTCAATAATTAAAAGATCCGCACCTTTACCCGTTACCGTACCTTGAACGCCGATAGCGAAGTACTCTCCACCTCCACTGGTCGCCCACCTACCGGCAGCTTTACTGTCCTGTCTCAAACTTACATTAGGAAAGATCCTAGAGTACTGTTCTGAATCTACAAGATTCCTAACCTTACGTCCAAATCCAACCGCGAGGTCAGCGGTGTTAGAGCACTGGATAACCTTCTTATTCGGGAAACGGCCAAGGAACCATGAAGGAAGTAAGTAGGAAGCAAACTCAGACTTAGTATGCCGAGGAGCCATATTGATAATCAATCTCTTAATTTTCCCATTAGCGATGTCTTCAAACTTCTTAGCCATGAGAGAGTGATGCCTCCCCCCAACAAACCCCGGCCACATCTGTTTGATGTATTCCATGAAAGAAGCATGAGACCTCTCCCTGATGAGAGCACTCTTGTACGTCTCAACACTCGCCAAGAATTCCTCCTGCTCGTTTGCAGGCAACTTCTCAATCAAATCTTCTAGCTTCATCCTTAAGCCCTAACGTGCTTCACTCTAGATTCCTAAAATTTATATACACAGGTCTGATCGTCCTACCCTGTCTATCAACCTTCTTTATAACACCTATATTCACAAGCCGCTTAATTATTTTTGAAGTATTAGACATACTCATCTTTCCACGCTGGTGAGCTATGTCCTTCAAAGAGGGGCTAAACCCGTACCTCTTCCACCACTCATCAATAATCAAAAACACTTCTTTCTGCACCGGGGTCATCTCTACCTCCATACATTCTTCAAACGTCATGTCACTTTTACGTGACACCATTTTCTTATTTATCTGTACTTTTAAAAACCGCATAAAAATTTTAATTTTTCTAGAAAATTATTTTGCAGAAAAATTTTAATTTTTCTACGCCGGGGTGTCTCCCCTAAAAGGGTGGGTGGGTGCTGCTCCAGAAACTTTTTCTGGGGGTGGGGGGTCTTCTAAAACCGAATCTTGTTGGGTTGGTTCGTGTGGAATAGTATGTATAGGATCTTGGGACTCCGCAACGCCGTTCGGGGGGGTCGGGAGTGGGTGGGTCTCGCCCGATAGCTCGCGCAAAAGGGTGTCCGCCTCGATGATCGTCGCATCCTCCGCGCGCCCGTTGAGCATCTCACGCAACTGCGCCATGATCTGCGCCTTGGTGTCTGCGCTCGATGAGATGGTGCGAACCTCGCGCCTCTCGGTGAAGGCCGACACTTCCGTGACAGTCCCAAGTACCTTGCTCGCCTGTACCTTTGTTGCCTGTTTAGCCTTTGGGTCAATCAGTACTTGGACAAGGGATTGGATTACCAACTCCCTCAAAGCAACAGGGGTGCGATGTTTCGATGCCTCAATTGCCAGCCTGTAAGCTTCTATCTCTGCCTGAATCCTTACGTCTTTGGCAAGCTCGTATGGCTTACTCGCAAGCGTATGCTTGCTCGCGTTCGGTTTGTACGCCTTGCGGTATGCGTCCGCCTTCGTTGAACCCTTGGCGATCTCTTGGGCGAATGATTGCATTTTGGGTGTGATTGCCTTGTGGGAAACGCCCAGTATGTCTGCCATTGGGACTTGCTCTAGACCTTCCTTGATTTGCTTCCTTGTGAGTGTTTTCATCTTGTGTTCTCTCCTACTTGATTGGGGGAATGGGAAGCAAAGCCGACCCGCTTCGCTATGTCCTTACGGGCGCGATTGGAACAGAAAAATTTTAATTTTTCTAGCCCCTTTAGGCTGCTTGTTTCTGTAAGCATTTCGTTCACAATTTGAAAAGCACTTTCACCCTGTTTTCTTAATACTTTGGATTACATAGGGAAAATACCTAGCGTTGATTTTAAAGGCTTTTTTGATACATGGCACGATTCTATTATGCTATATATGTGTAAGGCACAACATTTTGTTACACTGCTTTACACCAAGTTACAAAGGACTCAAAATGATACATGAGAAGCACGATAGCAAGACCGAAGCTCAAGCCTACCTTGAGGACATGAAACAACAACGCGAAGAAGCTCGTATCGCTCTCGCTGAGCAAGTTCGGATTGACTGGGCTCAGCATCATGGCAATGACTCAGGATTCGACCGCTACGCCCATTACGAATAAACCAACCACCAAAGGAAAAACCATGAACCTCTACCGACTCAGCCTAATGATCGACAAAAAAGCCGATGCCCTTGGACTTGATTCAAGTGAAATTTTAATTATTAAAACCGCCCACCGCGCCACTGGCGCGACCTATGGCGAATGCTTCCTTGCACTGGTCAAAGCCGATTGGGACTTGCCTGTGGCTTGTCGCGCCATCTCCGAACTCCACGAAACCAACTAAGGAAACACCATGAAAAACCATCCTGAAACCATGCACTTCTACGCCTCATCCGTCTGCACTTGGATAACCACCAACGAGAAAAGAAACCTTGTGCAATTGCTCAAGCACATGGAAAAAGAGGGCTATCCATACAGTTTGTACCTTGTGCCTGTACCGCACGACGCATCTTATGAAATCAAGATGTATCAGCCCCAAGTAGAGGGCACTCAGTGGGTAGGGTTCTTCGAGCCTAAAGCGAAGCGTTAAGCAATGCCTGAAGCCCTTGTGTGAGGGCTTTGGGGATTACTTACCCAACCACCAAAAGGAGATCACCCGATGAAACTCGAAACCCTAGACACATGGCAAACCCAAGCGCGAGGCACGAACTCGCAAGAGTATGAGATTTATCTAGCCTGTGCCGACGACGGCAAGGGCGGGGATATTACCCGCAACGGAGAGCCACTTAAAACCTTTGAGGAATGGATTAACTCATGACTGCCATTGTCCTAGACACACCCGAAAAAATCGCCCGCTTTCGCCTTCTAGCCCTTCGGGGGGCTTTAAGGCTTGAGATCGCGGGAATGAAAAAGCGGGGTCAATCCGCTTATCAGACCCTCAAAAACGAGGGCTATACCGGCACACGCGCCCAAGTACTTGAGCAATTACATAACCACCTAGAAGCAACCAAATAAAGGAAACATCATGCAAAGAATCACACGCAAATTTTTAGAAGCTCAGATCGACACGCTCAACCGGATGACTGACAACCCCGTAGAACCCTACCGCAGAAACGAGGACGGAAAGTCTGTTGCGAACGTAGGCAATTACCACCTAGACGGGGCTTATGGGGGCTTTTCCCTTTTCCGCATGGGCAACGAATCGGGGGGATGTTCTGACATTTTCTCTTG